ATACATCGACAAGGCGCCCACCGTCGGGGCGCCTTCTTACGGTCCCGAACCGAAACTACAGCGAGGTAGTTCGTGCCCGTGACCGATATCTCGGCGCTCGGCGCCGCCCTCGACTACCTGGCCCGCGGCTGGCACGTCGCGCCGATCCCGCCCGGCAAGAAGTACCCGGTCGGCCTGGACCGCTGGCAGGACATCCGCGCCGACGAGGACCTGCTCCGCCAGTGGTGGGCCCGCTGGCCCGACCACGGTCTCGGCATCCTCACCGGCACCGCGTCCGGGATCTTCGTCGTCGATGTCGACGTCGCCGACGGCAAGAACGGAGACGAGACCCTCAAGGACCTCCAGGACGCCTACAGCCCGCTGCCCGACACGGTCACCACCATTACCGGCACTGGCGGCCAGCACCTCTACTTCAAGCTCCCCGACGGGGTGCGCATCCCGAACAGCGCCGGCAAGGTGCTCGGCCCCGGCCTCGACGTGCGCGGCGAAGGCGGTCAGGTCGTCGCACCACCCACCGTGCACCCCAACGGCCAGCGCTACGAACACGAGCACGGCCACGGGCCCGACGACATCCAGGTCGCCGACGCACCCGGCTGGCTCCTCGCCCTCCTCGACAAGGCCGCCGACGAAGAAGAAGCCGCCGCCCGCCGCCACGAGCTCGCCCGGGCCCGGGCTGATGCTGCGACCAGCGACACCCCCGGTGCCATCTGGGCGACGACCGTGACCTGGGCCGACCTGCTCGAGCCCGACGGCTGGACCCTGCACCACATCGATGGCCACGGAGAACAGCACTGGACCCGGCCCGGCAAGCAGCGGCGGGAAGGCACCTCCGCCACCACCGGCTACAAGGACTCCGACGTCCTCAAGGTGTTCTCGACCAGCTGCGCGCCGCTCGAAGCCGAAGCCACCTACACGAAGTTCGGCTACCTGGCCGCCACACGGTTCGGCGGCGATCACAGCGCCGCCGCCCGCTCCCTTGCCGCCCAAGGCTACCGGGCACCCGACACGACTGTCCAGGACCTGCTCGGCGTCGACCCGAGCGGCAAGACACCCACCCCCGGCCCCATCGACCGCGACGCCGGCGACGAATGGCCTGACCCGAAGCCGATCGACCAGGCCCCACCGGTGCCGGAATGGCCGACCGGGATCTTCCCGACGTGGATCGAAGACCAGATCGCCAACGTGTCCCGCTCGGTGCAGTGCGCCCCCGACTTCCCCGCCACCTTCGCCCTCGGCGCACTGTCGGCCATCTCGCTCGGCCACGCCGAAGTGGTGAAGCGCCCCGGCCACGTCGAACGCCTCGCCCTCTACCAGGTGGCGATCGGCGGCCCCGGCGAAGGCAAGTCGCCGGCCGAGGAGCTCATGATGGAACCGGTCTACGAGCACGAGGCCCGGGTGATCGGCCTGGCGGCCGGCGAGGTGGCGAGAGCCACCACCGAACGCACCATCCTCGAGAAGCAGGCCAAAGGCGCCGAGGACAAGGCGGCCAAGAGCCGCGACCCCAACGACCTGATGGCCGCCCAGGACCTGCGGGCCAAGCTGGCCGAGGCCGAGCGGCCCCCGACCGGCGAGCTGATCGTCACCGACATCACCCCGGAGAAGATGGCCACCGCGCTCGCCGAGAACGGCGAGGTCTGCGCCTTCATCTCCGACGAGGGCGGCGCCATGCTCAGCGTCGACCGCTACCGGGCGTCGGGCCGCACCGCCAACATGGACCTGTACCTGAAGGCCTGGTCGGGCAGGAAATGCGTCGTCAAGCGCCAGACCGGCCCGTCGGTGTCGCTGCGGCGGCCGCTCATCACCATCTGCATCGGCGCCCAGCCGGAGAGCTGGGAGAAGGCCATGGACGACGACGAGTTCCGGTACCGGGGCCTCGGCGCCCGCTTCATGTCGGTCAACCCCCGCCCCTACGTCGAGCAGCGGGTCGAAGACCTCGAGCGCGACGTCTACGACCTCGACGTCGCCGACATCTACGGCGAGCGCCTCACCCGGCTGGCGGCCAGGTTCCATTCGTGGGGCCACCAGTACGCCGCCCAGCTCGTCCTCGACGTCGAGGCACGCCGCTACTGGTCCGACTGGGCCAACGACCGCAGAGACCTGTTCCTGACCGGCGGGCGGCTCGACAACGAGCTCCAGTGGTGGTCGAAGCTCAAGGACACCGTCATCCGGGTCGCCGGACTCCTCCACCTGGCTGACGGGCTCGACAGCGGCACCCAGGTCGGCCGCGACGTGATGGCCCGGGCGTGCCGCCTCGGCGACCACTGGATCGCCCACCGGGCCCAGGAGAAGAACCCCGCCCGGGTCGCCGCCGAACGTCTCCGGGCGCTCCTCGTGCGGGTCGCGGTGGCGGTCGGCGACTGCGGCGCCATGACGCTGCGGGACATCGGCCGGGCCGGCCCGAAAGGGCTGCGCACCGCCGCCGACATCGCCCCCATGCTGCCCGTGCTGATCGACCTGGGATGGGTCCGGCTCGAAGGCCCGGCCATCGGGCTGGCACCCGACATCGGAGCCGCCCTGCGGTCCTGCACCGCCATCCGGGTGCACCCCAGCCTCGTCCAGAGGCCTGTGAACAACGTGCCGGATCGGGGCGTCGAAACGGTGTCGGAAGGCGCCTCGGAGCCCGAACCGACAGCTACCGACATGACCGACGGAAATGGACCCAACGTAGTTGGCGACCACTCTCCGTCGACATCTGTCGGTCATGTCGGCGGTGTCGGTGTAATAGGGGATTTTACTTCTTCTTCTTCTTTTTCAAGATCTTCAGGGCCCCCCCCGGAACCCGACCGACACGACCGACAAGCCCCCTCCGGGCCACCTGTGGACGACGCCGACGGCCCGCCCCTGCTGAGCCTCTTCGCCACCGACGACGAGGACGACGCCGATGCCTGACCTCGAGCCGACCTTCGAGCTCCTCGACGACCTCCCGGCCGACCAGCTGGGCCGGCACCTCGTCGAACGCCACGGCCACCCCGCCGACGTCGTTCGAGCCCACGAGCCCGACGAGCACGCCGTCTGGCACCCCGCCGACCACCGGACCCGGATCATCCGCGACCACCAGGGCCGCGTCCGCCGCCGGTTCCTCGACCACGAACACCCGTCCACCGCGCCGAAGCCGAAGACCGCCTCGACGCCCAAGCCCCGATGACCCCGACCCAGGAGCACCCCATGACCGACATCGACCAGCTCGCCAAGCCGGCGTGGCAGATCGTCGCCGAACGCGACGAGGTCGGCACCTGGGCCCGGCACGTCACCGCCCAGCAACTCAACGCACCTGGGCGGCCTCGACGCGTTCCCCGGCTCGCTGCATCCGAGCCGGACCCGCCGCCCCCGGTGCAGGATCCGCAGCCATGCGACCACGATGACCAGCCGGCCCCGATCCGCCGACCGAGGATGGTGACGGCATGGGAGGGCGGCGCCGTCAACTGGGCGCTCGACCAGCCGGCCCCGACGGTGACGATCCCGCTCGAGCTGGCCGAGCGGCTGCGGAGCGTCGTGTTCCACCCGCTCCTGCGTAGTCAGCTCTCGGACCTGATCGAGGCGTCCCGGTGATCGCCGCCCAGCAAGTCGACAAGCGTCTGCATCCGAGGCCTGCATCCGGGGGTGTTCTGCATCCTGGGGGTGTGGAGCGGACGTGGGAGCTGGCCGGTGCGTGCATGCAGCCGGAGGCCGGCGGGAGCGATGTGATGTTCCCGGTGCGGGCCCGTGGCCGGTCGAACAGCGGGGCGGAGGCGAAGGCCCTGTGCAGCTCGTGTCCGGTGTTGACCGAGTGCCTGGTCGCCAGTCTGGAGCGGCGGGAGAAGTTCGGGATCTGGGGTGGTGCGGGGGAGAAGGATCGGCGGGCCCTTCTCCGGGTGTGGCGGGACAGGCCACACCCGGAGGGTTGGTTGCCGTCGTGCTCGTGCCCGTCCTGCATCACGATCGGGCAGCACGTCGGCGCGGTTGAGGTGGGCCGGCCGTCACGGTTCAATAGCAACGGCCCCAACGCCACCCATGGTCGGGCCTCGACCTACAACCGTGGCTGCCACTGCGACGCCTGCTCGTTGGGACGGGCGATGCACGACACCGAGCTCGCCGCCGGCGAACCACCCACCGCCTGGTGGACCGAGCAGCGTGAGGCGGTGGCGGCATGAGGACCCTGCCCGGCATCGGCTCCCACCACTCGGCGCGACTACAAACCGACGAGTGGCTGACCCCGCCTGAAGTGCTGAAGGCGCTCGGCGGTTTCGACCTGGATCCGTGCTGCCCGGTGGACATGGCCCGCCACCGCAAGCCGTGGAGTACAGCCGAGATCATGCTCTCCGTCGAGGACGACGGCCTCGACTGGGACTGGATGGAGTGCTGGGAGGATCGACCAGCCGGCCTGGTCGGCGCTCTGGTCGATCGACCGGTTCTGCTCGCCGCTGTCGAACGGGTCGCATCGTGAGCGCATCGTCCCGCTTCGACAACACGCTCCGGTACCGCCCGGAGAGCCACCCGAACCAGACGCAGCTCACCCCGCCGTACGTGCTCGAGCCGGTCCGGGCGGCGCTCGGCGGCATCGAGCTCGACCCGTGCACCGAGCCGGACAACCCGTGCGCCGCCGAGCGCTTCTACACGCCACCGCAGGACGGCGCGGAACTGCCCTGGAATGCCGAGACGATCTACGTCAACCCGCCGTATGGCAAGGCTCGTGAGCGGTGGGTGCAGCGGTGCATCGACGCCGGAGCCGCCGGAGCTCGGGTCGTGCTGCTCATCCCCGCCCACCCCGACACGCGGGTCTTCCAACGGGCGCTACCGACGACCACCACCGTCCTGTTCCTGCGTGGCCGCGTGAAGTTCGGCGTGCTGCGGCCGAACCGTCGCCAGCAGGCCGCCAGCCACCCGTCCGCGCTGCTTGCGTGGAACCTCGACCTCGACTCGCTGAACGACCTGGGGCAGATCGTCCGCTCCGTGCAGAGCCCAACTCTTGAAGGGACCCCCCGATGACCGACCTGCTCCCCACCACCACGTCGGTGTTCGATCAGCTCCCCGACGACTTCGACCAGTGGGCCGCCTACGGCCACCAGCTCCAGACCGCCGACACCGCCGTCAACTGGGCGATCGGCGACTGGGTCCTGTTCGGCGAAACCCACTGGCCCGACCGGGCGATCGAGGCCACCGCGGCGACCGGTCTGTCGCAGGCGACGATCAGCCGGGCCGTCACCGTCGCCCGCCGGTTCTCACCGGAGCGCCGCCGGGCCGAGGTGCCGTGGTCGGTGTACCGGGAGCTCGTCGCCCTCGACCCTGCGGATCAGGACCGGTACGTGGCGATGGCGGCCGACAACGGGCTGTCGTCGCGGGCGGTGCGGGCGGTGATCGACCAGGAGGACGCCGACCGCCAGACCGCGGGGGAGGCGCGGGACCAAAGCACGCGCCGCGCGGCGCGTGGCGCGGCACCGGACGAACCGCTGAAGCCAGATCACGTGCAGATGCCGGAGAACGACAACAGCGTTCGCGGCGGCCGGAACACCGAACAGCCGTCGCCGGGGCCGGTGACACACAGCGTGCAGGTGCTGCTCGCCGTCGAAGTCCCCGACGACCAGGAGGACGCCGCCCGCCGTTCCCTCGAACAGCTGGCGTCGCCGTTGCAGGACCGGCTGGCCGCCGCCGGCGCACCCGACGCCAAGGTCGAGGTCCGGTGATGCAGGCATTCGGGCCGGGCAAGGCGCTCGACGCTCACCAGTTCCGGCTGCTCCTCAAGTGGCGCAAGAACCCGCAGATCCGGTTCGTCGCAGGCTGGTGGCGCTGGGCGCTCCTGCTCTACCGCGAGGACGGCCCCAAGACCTCGGTCGACCGCGAGGGCTGCCCGGAGTGCGGCTACGAGGACCCGCTCGACCGTGGCCAATGCAAGCGCGCCATCGCCGCCCTTGCCGAGCTGGTCGACCTCAAGGACGGGCCACGAGACGACGACTACCGCCGCCGCAAGCCCGCAGCGTGGGCCGAGGCTCGGCGGGTGCTCGGCCGCTTCGACCTCGACGACATCGACCCGGCCAGCTACGAGTCGCCGCCCCTCACGGACGAGCTGCCATGACCGCCGCCAAGCTCACCGCCGCCGACATCCGCGACGCCCTCGCCCGTCACTTCCCGCCCACCGAGTACCTGCTCGTCTTCGAAGCACCGGATCGGATCGTCCGCAACCTGGCCAAGCAGCTCGACTCGATCGCCGGTGACCTGGCCAAGCTCGGTGACCCCGCGCTGGTGGAGTCGGTGTGACCTACGAGCGTCGGGAGGAACCGGACCGCGCCGACGACCACCCCGTCGACGGGAACTGCAACGCGAAACGCTCCAACGGCAACGGCCTGTGCCGCCGACCGGCCGGGTTCGGCACGAGCCACAAGGGCTACGGCAACTGCAAGGACCACGGCGGCACGTCCCCGAACGGTGAGAAGCACGCCGCCAACGTCGCGCAGCAGCAGGCCGACGACCAGGCCCTCGCCGAGATGCGCATGGCCGAAGGGTTCGGCGTGTGGCGCCGACCCGCCGACCCCGCCGAAGCGCTCATGGAAGAGATCGGCCGCACCCTCGGCAACATCGACTACTGCGACTGGCAGATCCGCAAACTCGACCCCACCGGCATCATCTGGGGCACCGTGTCCCGCCAGGAGAAACACACCCCCGACGGGCTCGAGGTCACCGTCAAGCAGGCCGCCGAGCTGAACGCCTGGTACAAGCTGCAGTTCCAGGAGCGCCGGCACCTCGTTGACACCTCCGCCAAGGCCGTCACCGCCGGCGTCGAGGTGCGGATGGTCGAGCTCATGGAACAGCAGATCCAGCAGCTCGCTGCCCGCATGAAGGCGTTCGCCGAGTTCCTGGGTGTCGCCAACGACCCCCGCGTTGCCGCTGCCTACCGGCACGCCTTGGGCCCATCGATCACGGTGCTACCGAACGACGAGAGCGCCTGATGCCGCAACGCGACCCGTGGGCCGCAGTGGCCGACCTTCTCGACCCACCACCACCACCGCCCGAGCTCGCCACCCCCATCGCCTTCGCCCAGGCATACAGCCGCGGCCGATGGCAACCCGCCCCCCACCTCGAGCTGATCCAGCAGGCCTGCCTCGACGCCATCGAGACCGGCGGCCGGCTGATCATCTCCGTCTCGGTCCGCCACGGGAAGTCCGAGTTCGTCGGCAGGTGGCTCCCCACCTGGTACCTCGGCACCCACCCCGACAAGCGGGTCCTGCTCGCCACCCACGAGGCCGACCTGGCCAAGGCCCACGGCCGCTTCGTCCGCGACACCCTCACCGAACACGGCCCCGACCTGTTCGGCGTGCAGGTGTCGCCCCGCTCCGAGGCCGCGAACCGGTGGGACTTCGCCGCCCCGCACGAGACCGGCGGCATGCTCACCGTCGGCGTCGGCGGCGCCCCCATCGGCCGCGGTGGCGACCTCGTCATCGTCGACGACCCGATCCCCAACTTCGCCGCCGCCATGTCCCCGACGACCCGCAAGAACCTGCACGAGTGGTGGACCGGCACCATGGAGTCCCGCATCGAGCCGGGCGGCGCCGTGATCATGATCGCCGCCCGCTGGCACGAGAACGACCTGGCCGGGTTCCTGCTCGCCAACGACCCCGACGAGTGGACCGAGCTGCGCCTCCCGGCGCTCGCCGACGACCCAGCGGATCCGCTCGGCCGCGCCGTCGGCGAGCCGTTGTGGCCGGAGCGGTACCCGCTCGCCGAGCTCGAACGCCGGCACCGCGCCGTGTCGCTCGAGCTGGGCGAGGCCGTCTGGGACGCCCAATTCCAGCAGGACCCGAAGCCCCGCCAGGGCGGCGTGTTCTCCGCCGCCAAGTGGGTGGAGGCCGACGCGTTCCCCGCTCCGGTCCGGTTGGTGCGTGGCTGGGACCTCGCCGCGTCGGACGGCGCGGGCGACTGGACCGTCGGTGTGCTGATGGGCGAGCTGCCGGACGGCCGCCCGATCGTGCTCGACGTGGTCCGTGGCCAGTGGGGCCCGCATGACATGCGCGCCCGGATCGCCGCCACTGCGGCTGCCGACGGGCACGGGGTGCGGATCGAGTTGCCGCAGGACCCTGGCCAGGCCGGCAAGGACCAGGCCGCCCAGCTCGTCAGCCTGCTGGCCGGCCACGACGTGCACGCCAAACCGCAGACCGGATCGAAGGAGGTCCGGGCCGCGGGCGTGGCGGCGCAGCAGCAGGCCGGGAACCTGCTGCTCGGGCCCGGTGTGTGGCGGGCGAAGTTCATGGCCGAGCTCGAAGGGTTCCCGCGGGCCACCCACGACGACCAGGTCGACGCCGCCGCGACCGCCTACAACCAGCTAGCCGGGGTCGTCGAGGCGGGGCAGACGGAACGGGCCTGGCACGGTCGTGGCCGCCGCTGAACCTCAGTAGCTCCAGGCGTTGATCTGTTCCTGGGTGAGCGCCTCGTGCGTCGACACGCTCGTGCACTCGGCGCTGACCAGCCGACGTGCGATGTTGGTGGCCTGGCCGGAGTCGAAACTGCGCAACGTCCCGATCACAGGGGCTCCGCACTCCTGGCATTCACCAACCTGCTTGATCTCGTCTGTGGGCATGCCTCCATCGTCGCGCCCCGGTAGGACTCCTCGGATGCATCCGGCCCCGCCTGGCTGACCACCCGCACGGTGGCGCCGTGCCGGACGTCCCCCAGATCGACCCATGGTCGCCACTCGACTACCGCGACATCCTCGGCAAACCCGGACACCTCCTCGCCCCCACCTGGGTCAACCCCGAGCACCACCGGCGGCTCACCGCCTACAAGGTGCTGGCCGCCTACCTGAACAACACCGCCCGCACCTACGCCTCCGGCACCATGTCCGCCGAGGCCCGGGCCAAGATCCGCGAGTACGGCGACCCCGACCTCCTCGTCGACCGCGTCGCCAACGCCGTCCTCGGCGAGAACCCCGAGATCGTCGTCGACGGCGCCAACGCCGACCTCCCCGACCAGCCCGAGCTCCCCAAGGCACCGGCCGCGCTCCCCGACAACGCAGACCCGGCGGCGAAGCGGATCCATGACATCCTCACCGCCCGGCACACCAAGGCCGTCGACGACGCCATCACCACCTGGGCCAAGCAGCTCGAGATCCAACCCGGCCTCGCCAACCGGCAGGAGCAGCTCCGCGACTGGGCCGACACCGCCCACCTCGCCGAACGCATGCACGAAGCGGAGCACGACGCTGTCGGCCTCGGCGACGCCGTCTACGTCCTCGTCCCCCTCGGCGCGAAGGGCTGCCGGCTCGACGTGTACGACCCGGGCTTCTACTTCCCGGTGTACGACGACGCGTCCGACGAGTTCCCCTCCAAGATCCACCTCGGCTGGGAGTTCGAACGCGACGACGGCGCCGGCAAGGTCACGAAGCTCGTCCGGCTCCGCACCTGGGAACTCGTCGACTCCGAGCCGTACAAGCCCGCGTACGCCGGGCCGGATGATCCGCAGGCCACGCAGCGGTGCTTCTACACCGACGCCACCTGGGAGGTGAAGGACCTCGGCACCCGCACGGCCGGCGACTTCGACCGCGCCAAGGCCACCTTCGCCACCCTCCCGGACGGCCGGGCCGCCGACGCGGTGGAGCTCGCCAACCCGCAGGGCGTCGGCATCGACTTCATCCCAGCCGTGCACCTCCCGGACACCCCCGCCGGGAAGGACCACTTCGGCCGCTCCGTGCTGACGATCGTGGCGCAGCTGCTCGACGACCTCCAGAACGTCGACACCGACATCGCCGAATCCGCCGACCTCGTCGCCGGCCCGATGATCGGCCTCACCGGCGTCTCGATGGAGGAGGCGCAGAAGCTGCACGTCCACCCCGGTGCGGTGTTCGGGCTCGGCCAGGAAGGCAAGCTCGACACGATCGACCTGTCGGCGTCGCTCGGGAAGCTGACCGAGCTGGTGGAGCAGCGCCTGCAGCGGCTCTCCACCAACAGCCGGATCCCCGCCGAAGTGCTGGGCCGCGTAAAGGCCTCGGACATCGCCTCGGGGTTCCTGCTCCAGCTGACGTTCGGGCCGTTCACCGGTCTGATCGACACGCTCCGCCTGGTGCGCGGGTTCAAGTACCGGCTGCTGCTCAAGATGGTGCAGCGGCTCATGATCACCTTCGCCGACTGGAAACCGCCGGTGGTCACGGCCCGCATCGCGTTCGGGTCGTACCTGCCATCGGACCGCGCTGCGCTCGTCACCGAGGTAACCGAGCTGCTGCAGGCGAAGGCCATCAGCCACCAGACCGCAGTGCAGCTACTCGTCGCCGGCGGCCTCCCCATCGAGGACGCGCAGCACGAGGTAGACCGGATCCGGGCCGACGACCCGACCGCCGCTGCCGCGGTGGCCGACGCGACAGCGTCAGAGGCAGCGGCCCGGGACTGGCTCGGCCTGCCGCCGGCGACGAACCAGCCGCCCGACGTCAACGTCGGCCAGTAGCCGATGGGCAAGCCGAAGCAGGTGTGGCCCGGCATGACCCGCCGCCAGCACCGGGGCATCGAGCGGTACATGATTCGGCTGGCCGGCGACCTGCACCTCGACGGCTGGTACCTGCGGCTTCTCGATTGTCCGACCGACGAGGACGCCACGGCCGAGGTCCTGCCGACCGACCACCGGCGCCGCGCATCGATCCTGGTCGCCCACGACTTCGCCGCCCGGAACCTCGACGAGAAGCGCCACGCGATTCTCCACGAGCTGCTGCACCTCGTGCACCGCGATACGACCGACGTGATGCGCCTCGGCCTGGTCGGTCAGCTTGGCAACGAGACCTACCGGGTCCTGTGGGAGTGCTTCCGCCAGCAGTACGAGCTGTGGACCGACGGCATGGCCGACCTGCTGCTTCCGCTGATCGACGACTCGGCCTACCGGCACCTCCTGGACCGGTGAGGTGGCTGCATCCCGAAGGGCCTGCGATGGGCGTCGGACTCTGGCGCCCGTGAAGCACGGTCCCGCCACCCCCGAATCGTTCGCCCTCCCGGGCTGCAACGACCGCCACCGGTTCTTCATCGACCCCCTCACCGGCAAGCTGTTCCCGCTGGTGCAGGGCGGCGAAGGCGAAGGCGCCGCACCCGCCGCGGCCACCGCCGCCGACCTCGCCGCGCTCCAGGCCCAGATCGACGCCGCCAAGAACAGCGCCGTGACCGACGCCCAGAAGGCCGCCTACCTCGACGTGCTCGCCAAGCTCGGCGTCACCGACCTCGACCAGGCCGCCCAGCTGATCAAGGCCAAGCAGGACGCCGACGCCGCCAACCAGGACGACCTGCAGAAGGCCCAGGCCGAGGTCGACCGGCTCAAGGCCGAGCTCGATGCCGCCAAGGCCGACACCGCCAAGGCCGCCGCCGACGTCAACCAGCTCGCCCTTCGGGTCCTGGTCGACGATGCCCTCAAGACCGCCGGCTGCCCCAAGGACGCGACCGCCGACGTGCGCCCGATGGTGCAGGTCGAAGACGGCTCCGACCTGGCCAAGATCACCGCCGCCGTCGAAGCGCTGAAGGCCAAGCTGCCCGGCGTCTTCACCGCCAAGGCCGACGACGGCAAGGGCGGCAACTTCGACACCGGCGGCGCCCCCAACGGCGACCAGGCCGCCAAGACAGCGATGCAGAAGGGCCGCGAAGAGTCGCAGGCCCTGAAGGCAGCCCAGACCAAGCCCGCAACCGGGGTCCTCGCCGGCCTCGCACCCACCGCCTGACCAGGAGCCACACCGATGGACGTCTCCACCCGCACCAAGAAGACCCTCCACCAGGACGACCAGCGCTGGATCGGCAACGGCGGACGACCGATCGGCGAGCCGCGGTCGATCGTCCTCGACCGCTCCGCGTTCGATCTCGACTCGGACTTCCCGGACGGGTTCATCCCCTCCGGTGTCGCCGTCGGCAAGATCACCGCCACCGGCCTCTACGGCCCGTACGGCGGCAACGTCAACGAGGTCCAGACCATCACCGTCGTCCAGGGCTCCCCGCCCGGTGGTACCTGGACTTACACCCTCGAGGGCGAGACGTCCGCCGGCATCGCCCCCGGCGCCTCCGCCGCGACCGCCAAGACCGCCATCGTGGACAGCATGTCCAACATCGGCGTCGACGACATCGACGTCTCCAAGTCGGGGGACGTGTACACCCTCACGCTCAAGGGCCGTTGGGCCGGGGTCAACGTCCCGGCCGGCTCGGTCACCGACTCCACCACCGGCACCGGCCACGGCGTCACGATCGCCCAGACCACCGCCGGCGGCTCCACCGCATCCGACGGCACCGAGACCTGCGCCGGCCTCATCTTCGCCGCCGAGCCCTACGACCGGGACTCGACCGCCGACATCGCCGTCGCCCTCTTCTGGTCCGGCGAGGTCATCGAGTCGTTCCTCCCCGACAACAACGGCGTCGACGCCACCGCCAAGGCCCAGCTCACCCACATCGCCTTCGTGTGACCTGAGAGGACACCGACACCATGGACGAGTTCATCACCGACGTCATCGACATCCCGCAGATGGTCGGCTTCGTGCGCGACCAGGTCGACGGCGACCTGCCCTTCGGGGACCTGTTCCCGCCGGTCGAGGTCGCAGACGTCGAGTACGAGCTGACCCAGGTCAGCGCCGTCGGCGGCGCCGTCGGCCGGTACCGTAGCTGGGACACCGTCCCGCCGATCGGGAAGCGCCCCGGCATCGTGATCGTCGGCTCCGAGATCCCGCCGCTTGGCTATAGCTACCGGCTCAACGAGAAGGACATCGTCCGGCTCAGCCGGCTCCAGGCCGGCATCGCCGACGCCACCGACGCCCGGGTCGCCGACCGGATCACGAACGACGCCGTCAACGCCGCACACGCCGTCCAGAATCGGATCACCATCGCCCACGGCGACATCCTCTCGACCGGCAAGTTCAAGCTCACCGAGCTCGGCGACACCGAGTCCGGATCCGAGCTGGTCGCCGACTTCCATGTGCCCAACACGCACATCTCGACGGTGAACACGCTGTGGTCGGATCACAGCTCCTCGGTGCCGGTCACGAACCTCACGGCGGCCGAGGCGATCTACCGGGCCGACAACGGCGGCCAGAACCCCGACGCCTGGCTGGTCTCCTCGGCGGTCGTGGCCGACCTGGTCCTGAACACCCAGATCCGGGACCTCGCTCCCGTCTCCGGTGTGGTCCCGGGCGTGATCACCCTCGACACCGTTAAGCAGGTCCTCTCCGCCGCCGGCGTCCAGGCACCGCTCGTCGTGTCCGACGTGCAGCGGCCGGCCCTCGCCGACGACGTCGTAGGTCGGGTCATCTCGGACCGCAAGGTGATCGCCGTCAAGGCCGGGATGGGCTCCACGTTCTACGGCACCACGGCGGCCGCCGCGATCCTCGGATCGATGGGCACTGCCGGAGGCGGCATCGAGATGACCGACGCCCCCGGCATCGTCGCTTACGCGACCCGCTCGGTGCGGCCCGCTTCGGTGATCACGACCGCTGAGGCACTCGCCATTCCGGTCGTGAAGGACCCGAACGCGCTCTTCGTCCTCACGGTCTGATGGCCGACGAGCAGACGCCGGGCCCGGCCGACGGGAAGGTCGACGAGGTCCTCGCACGCGTCGAAGCGGGTGAGGTCACCGCGGTCGAGGCCCTGAAGGCCGAGCGGGCCAAGGATGACGATGCCCGGTCAACGTTGGTCGAGAAGCTGGTGCAACTCGCGGAGGCCATCCCGCCTCCCGACCCGGGCCCTGCGCCGGCGGCCGAGCCGCGTGTGCTGGTGACGAACACCGAGGTCGACGGGGTCTGGTACGGGCCGTCGTACAACAACGCCCACCTGGTGCCGGCGGACGTCGCTGAGCGGATCACGAACCCGGCCTGCTGGGCCGACTGATCCGTGTCGGCCGACGACATCGCGGCCGTCCGGGAATGGGTCGGCTCCGACCCCGACGACGACACGGTCGAGGCCGAGCTCGACCGCTGGGTCGACGACCCGCATCCGGTCGAACGAGCCGCGCTCGCGATCCTGCGTGTCCGACTGGCCGATGTGCTGGCCGGGCCCGCCAAGTGGGCGGAGGGCCAGGACTACTCGGAGGACTGGTCCAGCAACCTGAAGCTCCTGCAGGGCCGCGTTGCCCGCCTCGAGGGCATCGTCGGCGCCGACGCCGACCTGGCGGCTCCGACGGTGGCGGTGGGGCAGCTGGTGCGCCCGGAGCGAGACCGGACGGTCTGTCGGCCGCGTCGCAGGTGACATGCCGCAGCCGGGCGAGGTCTCAGCGGCCGCCGACGACCTGATCGCCCTCTACGCCGCCGCCGAGCAGCGGCTCCTGGACCGGTACATCCAGATCCTCGGCGACCCGTCGCGCAGCACTGAGGCGTCCCGGCTGCGGGATCTGCTCCGCCAGGTCGACGGTGAGCTCGGCCGGCTCGACGTGAAGACGAGGGATTGGTTCCGGACCCGGTATCCGGCGATCTACCAGCTGGGCGCCACCGAGGTCGCCGCCGGCGGCTTCTCGTGGACCCAGGAGCACCGTGAGGCCGCTCAGGCGCTGGCCCACCGCTCGTACAGCGACCTCCTGGCCAACACGCAGCACGCCGGCGCCTCGCTGAAGCGGGCGGTGCGGGACTCGGCCGCCCGGGACACGGCGCGGGCGATCCTCGACGGGACCACCACGCCGCAGCGCGCCGCCGTCGACATGCGCCGGGCGGTGCAGGCCGAGACCGGCGCCTCGACGGTGACGTACTCGAACGGAGCGAAGCACTCGCTGGCCGACTACGCCGACACTTCCATCCGGACCCTGACCGCCAACACCTATAACGAGGGGTCGTTCACGCAGATGCGCGGCGACAACATCACGTACTGCCTCGTAGCGGATGGACCTGCCTGTGGGTGGGACGGCCACGACGATTCAGATCTTGCCGCTGGCACCGTGCGGTCCCTGGAGGAGTGCGAGGCGAACCCACTCAGCCATCCTCGCTGCGCCCGGTCGTTCTCGCCCATGCCTGAGGTGACCAACGATCACAGCGCGGCGAAGGCCTCCGTGCCGCTTGAGGAACGCCAGGCGGCGGCCGAAGCGGAGCGCGCCCGGGCGGACGCTCAGCCGGTGAAGTTCAGCGTCGAGCACCAGGCTGCTCTCGACGCCCGGCCGGCGCGCCAGATCAGCGCGAGGTCTGCCAGGGTGGCGCGTGAGCCGAGGACGGCGCGCACTGCGCGGCAACAAAGTTGACAACAGGGCCCGCTTGTGGCAACAATGTTGCCATGACTACCGCCACTCAGGAACAGATCAGCTCACTCGCCACCTTCATCGCGGACCAGGCCGAGGCGATCGCTGAGGCCCGCACCTCGGCGTCGGTTCACGCCGCAGCCCGGCTGATGCTGGACAACGTCGTGACGTTGGTGGCATGGACGTCGGTCTCCCCGTGGACATCCGGACCGCCCGTCGTTGACCCGTCCCCCCGACCGATCGCCGGCATCGACACCGACCCCGGCGAGGAGTACCGGGACCGTGCCGAAGAGGCGTACAACGGCAACCCGGAGAACTTCGTCTGATGGCCACCACCAAGGGCTGGACGCGCAAGCTGAAGCGAAGCGGCCCGGCCGACACCTACCTGGACCGCTACCAGATCCAGGGCTCGCCGCCGGAGTACAACGTCGTCGATCTCATCGGCAACCTCCGGCTCAATCGCCGCCCGTTCCGGATGATGCGCGATGCCCGCGACTTCATCGAGCACCAGTGCGGACCGCAGATCTGATGCCGCCAACTACCGTGCCGCCCGTGGCGCTCGACCCCGGCATGGCCCGTAAGCTCCGCGCCGCCGCCGCCCGGGCCTCGAAGGCCACCGACGAGCGCGACGCTCTCATGGCCGAAGCTCAGGACGCCGGCGTGTCGCTGCGTGACATCGGCGACGCCGTCGGGCTCTCCCACACCGGAGTGGCCAAGGTTCTGAAGCGGTGGAGGAGCCGATGATCGAGGACCCGAACTACAGCGAGCTGGCGGAGCTTGCCGAACAGCTCGACGGCGGCGACACCAGCCGCCTCGCCGAAGCGGTCGCCTACCTGCTTCGCCGTGAACGTGACCGGCAGGTCCGCGAGGACGAGCAGCGCTACAGCGACATGGGCGACGACCTCTGACACCTCGGATGCATCCGGCCTGCTGAACCGGGGCCGCCGCACCGTGGCGGCATGCCCCCCGAGACCCCCGACACCACGACCCGCTTCGCCCTCGTCGCCCCACCGACAGGCGGGCCCGACGCCAGCATCGTCATCGACGGCCAGGACGTCACGCACAAGGTCCGGGCGTTCGAGGTGGCCGGAGCGGTCGGCGAGGTCACCCAGGTGGTGCTCTGGCCCACCGTCGACGCCGGCACCATCGAGGGCGAGGGCATCGTCGCCGTCGTCGACCCCAACCTGACCGCCGCCGACGCCCCCGAGGTCTTGGCCGCCGTCGCCGACCGCATCCGGGGTCTCGACGCTCACCGGGTCCGCGACGACTTCATGCGGATCCAGGGCCTGAAGGGCTGCCCGATCCCGGACGCGTGGCTCGAGGCGGTGGCCAACGCCATCGAGGCCGAGGGTTGACCGTTGTCCTGTTCGCACGGCTCCGGAGAGCGGTGACGGTGCCCGCCCACATCGCCGCCGCCCGCACCCGTCGCGCCAACGCCATGACCGCCACCTGCGTCATCACCCGCCCCGGCGCCGGCACCCTCGACGCCGAGACCAACGAGATCTCGGCGGACCCGGCGGCCGTCTACTCCGGCTGCTGCACCGTGCTCCCCGAGTCGGCCTCCACGACGTCCGACGCGGGGGAGGAGCTGCGTGACCTCGACGCCTACCTGCTCCGCCTCCCCGCCACCGTGGTCGGGGTGCTCGACGGGGACCTGGTCGCCGTCGCCGACGACGATGATCCTGACCTGGCCGAGCTCCGGCTGAAGGTGATTCGGGTCGATGCCCGCACGACCCGGGTGTTCCGGACGGTGCACTGCGTCGACACCCGCCGCGTCAGGAGCGCACCATGAGCGAGGTCGACTGGAATCTCGACCCCGACGCGCCTGGCCGGTACGAGAAGCGTGACGACGGCACCTGGATGGTGTGCCCGCCCGGCCGCCGCATGCTCGCCAGCATCGCCGACCACACCGTCATCGAGCACGACGACGGGACCATCACCGCCGAGGGGTCGATCGGCTACTCGGTCGCGCACGACCGGCACGACTACTGGCACGGCTGGCTCCGCCACGGCATCTGGAGCACTGATGGCTGACGAGGTCCGGATCACCACCAACGCCGCCCAGGTCGCCGTCGACTTCCGCAAGGCCGCCGACCGCACCGGAACCGTCGTCGCCGACGTCACCACCCAATGGGGCATGCTCCTGCAGACCTCAGCGAAGCGGCACGCCTCCAAGCCCCGCAGCGGCCCGCCCGGGCCCCGCCTCATCACCGGCAACCTCGTTCGGACGATCAACCGGCGCACCACCCGCACCGCCCACGGCATCACCGTCCAGGTCGGCACCAACGCCCCGCAGGGGCGCCGCCTCGAGTTCGGGTTCCGAGGCACCGACTCGCTTTCGCGCCGCTACGACCAGCCGCCGTATCCGTACCTGGGCCCGGCGCTGGATGAGGTCGCGCCCGGGTTCATCGCCGCCGTCCGAGGTGTCGTCCCGAAGGTGCTGACCCCGTGATCTCCCGTGCCGAGGTCACCGACGCCGTCCTGGCCGCCGCACGTGCCGGTGGGCGCCGTGTCGGCGACGGCGAGGCACCCGACGACTCCACCGTCCCCTACAGCGTCCTGGAGATCATCCCGGGCCCGGGGGAGCAGCTGGAGGACTTCGGGGCGCTGCACCGCAACGGGGCGCTCCGGTTCCGGGTCTGCTCGGTCGGTTCCGACCCGGGCTCCACCCGGCTGGGTCGCCGCCAGGCGCAACGGGAATCCGACCTGGTCCGGGCCGCGCTGCTCACGCCGGGCGCGGTGGCGCCACCGGAGGGGGCCGCCTGGTCGGTGCGGACGGTGCGGATCGACGGTGATGGCGGCACGGACCGGGCGGGGCCGGTGTGGAATACGTTCGTCGACTACCTGGTGACGATCAACGGCGGGTGACCGCTGCATCCCGACCGACCGATGGTGGTCGGCGGACTCTGGCGCACGTGAACCGCCTCCCCCGCACCCCCGAGGCCTGACGTGGGCCCGCTGCTCGTCCACACCGACGGCCGCCGCTTCCAGACGGTGACCGAGGCCGCCGCCGAAGGCCTCATGGCCACCCAGGACGGCTGGTCCGTCGCGGAGGACCAGCCCGAGCCCGGCTCGCTCCCGCCCGGCGGCGTGGACGTCGACATCGACGAGTCGATCAAGCAGCTGCTCGCCGACATCGACGGCGACCCGGTGAAGGCCGCCCACGCCCTCGCGCTCGAAACCGCCAAGGGCGACGACGCCCGCCCGACCCTCGTCGCCCAGCTCACCGAGCTGGCCAACCCCCAGGAGTCCTGACCCATGTCGGATCGCCACATCAACGCCGAGAACGAGAAGATCCGGTACGTCGCCGACATGGCCGACCCGACCGCACCGACCGACGACGAGATCAACGGCGGCACCAAGCTCGACGGGATCACCAAGGGCGTCACCGGGTTCACCAAGACGACCGACGACAAGGAAGCGCCCGACATGGGTCACCGGTTCGTCTCCACCGTCGCCGGCATGTCCAAGGCCGGCTCGAGCTCGCTGGACCTGTACCGGTCCTCCACGGCCGGTGACCTCGAGGAGACCGCCGCCGCCGCCCTCGCCGAGGGCACGACCGGGTACATCGTGTTCTACGACAAGCCCGGCATCGACACCGCGGTCGCCGCCGCCGACAAGGCGGACGTGTGGCCGATCGAGGTGCGCTCCAACAACATCAAGCGCGACGGCGCCGCCGATGACGTGGCGGACCGGATGATCGAGTTCTCGATCACGGGCCCGCCGTCGCTGCGGGTCGCGGTCGTCGCCGGCACGTAGTTCTCAGCGCTGGGTGGCGGTCGGCCTTCGGGGGACGCCGCCGCCCAGCGGTGAGGCGCCCCGCGCCTCACACCCCCCCGACACCCCCGACGAGGAGTCCCCCGATGAGCAACACGCCCTCCAGGTTCCGCCGCAAGGCCAAGACGGCAACGATCACGCTCGCCGTCGACCCCGACGATGCCGAGGTGATCAAGGACGCGCAGGACGCCCTGGCCGGCGCCGAGGCCGAGCTCAAGGCCCCGCCGACCGGCGGCAAGTCGGCTGGCACGCTGCGCCGCAGGGTCGAGACCGCGAAGGCGCATCTGGCCGATGTGATCGCCACCCACCCGGTCGTGACGCTCACGGTCGAGCGGCTCCCCGACAAGGACCGTGAGCGGATCCTGTCGGACCATCCCGCCACTGCCGAGGAGCAGGCCGAGTACGAGCGCACCCGCCCGGATGACGCCCCCGAGACCATGGGGTTCTCCCCGGACGGGTACTTCCCCGCCCTCCTCGCCGCGTCATGCATCGATGTGCGGTTCTCCGACGAGGACGACTCCCGCGACGGCCTCTCCCCCGAAGAGGCCAAGGACCTGTGGGAGAGCGCCGGCCAGGGCGACAAGTTCACCATCCAGGTGACCTGTCAGGCGCTGGTGATGGCCGGGTCGAGCGTCGAGGCCCTGGGAAAAGGCTGAGGGCCGACGCTGACTTCGCCGTCGCGGCCCGCTACTGCCACCGCCAAGGCATCCCCTGGACCCGCTGGCTCGGCGGCCCCGACGAATGGGACGACATCTCCCGGGACCTCGTCACGGCGGTCGAGCTCGACGACGCCGGCCGCTGCCCCCGCTGCGGCACCCACCACGACGCCTGGTACGACCGTGACGGCAACGAGATCCCGGGGCATCTGGTTCGGCTCGAGCCGGCCATCGAGCTCTGTCCCGGGTGTGAGCGGCAGGCGGCGAAGCAACGGGAGCTCGACGCCGACAAGAAGCCGGACGGCAAGTCCGTGCAGTGGCGTGTTCGGCTGCATCCGAAGCGGCGCCGGTGACCACGCTCACGGTGGGCCGGTGAGCGACCTGGTGCACGGCTGATGGCGGGCGAGTTCCGCACCATCTCGGTCGCGCTGGTCCTCAACGGCCAGCAGTTCCAGGCGAAGCTGGCCGCCACCTCCGCTGACCTGCAGCGCTTCGAGGAGAAGGCGACACGGTCCGGCGTCGGCGCCGCGTCCGGCATGGAGTCCGCCGGCAAGGCCGCGTCCGGGATGGGCGACCGGGTCAAGACGGCGCTCACCAACTTCGCTGCCTTCACCGGCGCCCAGCTCACCGTCCAGGCGCTCGGGGCGGCGTTCCGTGGGCTCGGCGGCGCCGCCCTCGAGTTCGACGCCAACATGCACAACGTCAACAGCCTCGCCCAGCTCAGCCAGGCCGGGCTGTCCAAGCTGTCCGAGCAGGTGCTCGGGCTGGCGAAGTCGGGCCAGTTCCTGCAGTCCGCCACCGACATGAGCTCAGGTCTCTACGACCTGGCGTCCTCCGGGTTCGGGCCGGCCAACGGTGGCCTCCAGGTGCTGACCGCTTCGCTCACGTCGGCGACCGCCGGCATGACCGACACGGCCACCGCTGTCCGGGGAACGACGGCTGTGCTGAACGCCTACGGGATGGGGGCCGATCAGGCCGACCACGTGTCCAACGTCCTGTTCGGGACCGTGAACCGTGGCGTGATCACCTACAGCGAGCTCGCCGACCAGATCGGCGACGTGGTCGGCATCGCGGCGGCTGCGAAGGTGCCTGTCGAGGACGTGGGCGCCGCCATCGCGACCATGACCCTGTCCGGGATCTCCGGGGCGGAGGCGACGACGTCGCTGAACCGGGTGATCCAGTCGATCATCAACCCGTCGGACCAGATGGCCACCGTGCTGCACCAGCTCGGTTACGAGTCGGGGGCGCAGGCGATCCAGGTCGATGGCCTGCGTGGCGTGATCGACAAGCTCCGGGGAGCGACCGGCGGCCAGGTGCAGGCACTGATCGAGCTCTTCCCGGAGATCCGTTCCGCCCGCGGCGCGTTCGCTCTGATGGCCAACGACGGCAAGACCTACGCCGACCAGGCCGCCTACATGGCCACCGTGGACCGTGGCCAGGGGGAGGCGATGCGGGCCAAGACCGAGCAGATGAAGTCGCTGTCGGCCCAGATCACAGTGATGTGGAACGCGATCCAGAGCGGGGCGATCGAAGCCGGCCAGCGCGCCGTCCCCTACGTGACCGCTGCGCTGAAGGACGTGCAGAGCGTCGCCGAGTCCGTGTGGCCGATCCTGGTCGACGGGTGGGGCCAGGTTGCGCCGGTGCTCGTCGATCTGAAGGACGGGACGGCCGACTTCGCGTCCGGCCTGTTCGATGTCGGGCGTCAGCTGGCACCTGTCGCTGCGGTGCTCGGTGGCACGGCTTTCTCCGTGGGTCTCTTCGCCCTCCAGTCGCTGGCGACCGTGCTCGGCACCGTGGGCGGGCTCCTGGCCGCACACGCCCCCCTGGTGGCTGCCGTGGTGGCCGCCTACGCCGGGTTCCACGCCATCCAGAGCGTCTCGACCGGCATCGGCCTGGTCGGCGTGGCGGCCAACACGGCACAGTCGGCCCTGCTGGCCATGAAGTCGGCCGTCCTCGGGGCGATCCTGGACTTCCAGCAGTTCCGTTCGACCGGCAGCTCGGTTGCTGGCGCGCTGCGCCAGGTTGTGTCCGAGGGCATCATCCCGATCAGTCCCGTCGCGATCGGCGCCGGTCTCGGGCTCGGAGCGCTGGCGCTGGCGTTCTTCCAGTCGCAGCAGGCCGCCGAGGCGGGTCGGAAGGAGATGCAGCAGTACGTCGCCGGTCTCCACATCGACCCGTCGAGCGTCGCATCGCTGGTCAACGGCCTGAACGCCATCAAGAACAAGCAGGCGGAGCTCACCGCCGAGGTCGAGAAGGCGAAGCGCGAGTCGACCGACGTCGGCTGGGCCGGCCCGCACCCCGACACCGGTAAGGACCAGAAGCTCTCGAGCGAAGCCGACGAGGCGAAGAAGCAGCGCATCGAGGCCGAGATGAACCTCGCCAGGGCCAAGATCAACGTCGCCGCCTTCGCCGCCATCACCGGCACCTCGATGGACACGGTCCAGACCCGGGCAGCGTCGCTGCAGATCGACCTGACCAAGTCGTTCTCGGCCAGCGATCCCGACCGGGCCAAGCTGATCGCCGATCTGAAGAAGGTGACCGCCGGCGCCCAGGAGGCCGGCATCTCCCATCAGCGGATGGCCACCATGGACCAAGACGCGCTCCAGGCCGCCGCCGACCAGTGGGCCAAGTACCGCGACTCGGTCCAGTCGGCGCTGCAGAAGTCGACCGACGTCATCTCCGGCACCTCGAAGCTGATCGGTCCCGACGTCCTCGCCAAGAAGCTCACCGACATGGCCGGGGCGCAGAAGTCGCTCAACGACGCGCTCGATGGCCAGGCCAAGGCCCAGCAACGGATCAACGAGGCCACCCCTGACAACCCGATCACGGCCGATGATCTGCAGCAGCTGGCCGACGCCAACGACAAGGTCACCACGGCCCGCCAGAAGCTGTCGGACACCACGCAGGCGGCATCGAAGTCCGACATCGACTCGATCCGCGACTGGTACCACCAGACCCTCACCACGACCCAGCAGTTCTCCGACAACATCTCGAAGGCGATCCAGGAGGGCTACGACCCCGGCCTGATCTCCCGGGTACTGCAGGCGGGCCCGGAGCAGGCCGGGCCGTTCCTGGCGGCGATCGTGTCGGATCAGGGGCAGGTGTACAAGGACGAGATCAACCAGGCCGAGAAGGCCATCACCGAGATGCAGGTGAAGATCGTCGCCCAGGCCCGGTTGGTGAACGCCGCCACGCAGGCGACCGATGCGAGCGGCAAGCCGACGGATGCTCTGCTGAAGGACCTGTCGAAGGCGTCCGAGATCCAGCTGCGGATCAGCGCCACGCCGCAGATCTCGTTGGCGGACATCGCGGCTCAGATGGGGACAACGCAGGAGGAGGTGAAGCGGGTCGCCGAGGAGTACGGCATCACGCTGCCGGTGATCCCGAAGGTGCCCCCCGGGACCCCTCCGCCCGCCCTGCCACCGGGCAGCACTCCTGCCCCGGTCCCGGTGGAGGCTGACCTCAGCCAGGTCCAGGGCGCCCTCGCCTCTACGAGGAAGGGCTTCGACGAGTACATCGCCAGTCGGCCCGGCACCGCCCTGCTGCTCAACGACAAGGACCCGGCGGTCCGGCTCAAGGCCGCATCCGACCTCTTTACGGAGTACCGCGCCTCGAACCCCATGACCGCTGCGTTCCTCAACGGCCTCCCGGCCCAACAGCAGATGGCATTCACGTCAGCCGTGCTGCAGGGCATCACCGCAAAGCCGCTCGACTTCATCCCCGACCTCAACGCAGACGCCGCCACCAACACGGAGCGGTACCTCGCCATGCTCGCTAGGGATCGATACGCGACCGTCTACCTCAGAGCGGTCGCTGACTCGAAGACGCTGCTGGGCTCGTTCGGAATCAACTTCAGCCGCCACGGCGGCGTCCTGGCTCCCGATGGTGCCGGTGGGATGGTGCGGGCGTTCGCCGGCGGCGGCATGCACGTCCCGCAGGTCGGCAACGGCACGCTCCGGATCTGGGACGAGCCGGCGACCGGCCGGGAGGCGTACATCCCGCAGCGCGGCGACCGGCTCCGGGCCCTGGGCACCTTGCAGACGGCCGCCTCCTGGTACGGGTTCGGGGTCACGGACCCGAAGGCCATGCACTTCGCCACCGGCGGCGTCATGATGCCCGTCACGGGCGGTGTGACGGGGTCGTTCGGCCGCCTGGCCGCGGTGGTGCCCCCGTCGTTCAGGCCGGTCAGCGGCGGCAGCACGACCACGGTCAACGACCACACGATGATCCAGGTGACGGTCCCGAACCTCCCGGCCGGCGCCACCCTCCGCGACGTCGAACGGGTCGTGAAGGTCACGGTCGACAAGGCGCTCGACGAACGAGACCGCCGCCAGCACCTGAAGGTGAACCGATGACCCTCGAAGGCACCCAGATCCTGTGGCGCGGCCAAACCTGGGGCCACAACTCCGGCGGCGTCCGCTTCCTCGACTGGGGCAAGCTCCTCGACTTCGACACCGACGCCGCCACGCTCGGCACCGGACCCGGCGACGGCGGCGAACCCGGCCCGCTCTGGGTCCCCGGCCACACCTGGACCCTCCGCCTCGAGGTCCAGGGCGAAGGCGTCGACGACGCCGCCAAGGCCACCGACCTGCACACGAAACTCGCCGCCCTGAAGGCCGTCACCGGGTGCACCACCGACCGGACCGGCGAGTACGACTTCCGCTGGCACATCGACGGCCAGACCGACGACCGGCTCCGCCGCGCCCGCATCGTCGGCCGCCGCATCACCCTCAACGTCGACTCGCTCGGAACCCGGGTCGTCCCCGTCGAACTCGACTTCCTCGCCTCCGACCCCACCATCTACGGCGTCACCGTCCACGACCTCGACACCCCCCTCGCCCGGGGCGACTCCGCCACCGTCACCAACAGCGGCGACCACGCCCCACTCCGAGGCCACCTCCTGCCTGTGGCGTCGATCGCCGGGCCCATCGTGAACCCGCAGCTGGTCGACCAGCACGGCAACGGCATCAAGTACCACGGCACCGTCGCCGACGGCGACACCCTCACGCTCGACTGGTCCACCCGCCGCGCCCTGATCGGCTTCACGTCCGTCTACCCGGACTGCACCGACCCGACCGGCGGCCACCTGCCCGGCTTCTTCCCGCTCCCACCCGGCGACACCACCATCACCTACAGCGGCGACTCCGGCGCCGGCACCTGCGGGTTCACCTGGCGCGACACCGAGCTGTGACATGACGGTCCCGCTCTGGTCCCGCCGCCACCACGCCACCACCGAGCCACCACCGCCGGACCCGGCGACGTGGCCGACCGGGCACCGCTTCGACGTCGAGCTCGTTCAACGCGACGGGTTCCAGGCCATCGGCCAGCTCCTCACAGCCGAGGTCGACGAGGTGACCGAACGGCTCAACGACGTCGACGGCATGACCGGCCAGTGGTCCACCTTCGACCGCACCCTGTTCACGCACGGCACCGGGGCGTTGCAGCTCCTCGTCCAGGCCAGCCTGGATGGTGAGCCGATCATGCGCTGCCCGATCTTCGACGACGACATCGACGAGACCGGCCAGCTGAAGCCGTCGCTGCACTCGGAGAAAATCTGGTGGGAGAAGCGGATGTTCGGCCGCGCCAACCGCCCCAACCAGTACACGTACTCCTCGTTCGACCCGGACGACCCGGGGCACCGTTGGCAGGCCGCCAACTGCGCCCCCACGATCGTCACCGACCCCGCCCTCGTCGACGGCGGCCTCACCCTCCAGGTCCCGGCGCCGGTCGACTGGGGCGCCGGCGCCTACGCCGAGAACCTCACGTGGGCGGTCCCGCACCAGTTCACGCCCGGAATCTCCTACGTGGTGGTGCACTACCTGCGTCAGGACATCGCTCGCACGTTCGTCGGCTCCGTGCTCGAGCTGCGCCGGTACGCGTCGTTGGCCGAGGCTGAGGCCGGCCACGCCCTGGACACGCAGACGATCACGCTCGACCAGATCGACGACCCAGTCGAAGGCTGGCACCGCGTCGCGCTCGGTATCTGGATCCCGCCCGGGCCCGCCTCGCTGCTCGGCACCCGCCTCATGGCCCCCAAGACCGGCACCGCCCAATGGGGCGGCGGCGACCCGGCCGACGAATCCAAGGGCGGCTACCGGATGAACCGCGACGAAGCCTTCGCCACGTTGGAGACCGGCCAGCAGGCTTCGACCGTGTTCGCCCGGCAGGTCGACTACATGCAGGACCCGGCCAAGGGCAAGAGCGACCTCGGCATCGGCTCCTACTGCGTCCCCGCCGGCAAGACCGTCGTGATCTCCGAGCCGGAGCACCTGCACCGCACCATGGCCGACTTCCGCGACGAGCAGCTCGTCAACATCGACGGCGGCATCGACTGGGGCATCCGGTACCTGCGCAGCGGCGAGCTCGCCTACACCGGCACCCCACGCCTCGGTCAGCACCTCGACGACATGCCGCTCACGCTCGACCGGTGGCTCGCCATCCGCATCGCCGAACGCGGCGGCGGCACCGTCACCGACGTGATCGAGCTCGGTGACCACAACGAGTTCTTCGGTGAGGAGGGCACGGCGTCGGACCGGACCGGCACCGGCGGCACCGTGATCGACGGCACCCATCAGGCCCCGAAGGGCACGCCGTGGCCGCACCTGGACGCCACCGCCCGCCGACGGCTCGAGCTCGTCAAGGACCTGGTCGTCACCATCGAGGCGGATCTGACGATGGAGAAGTGGTGGTGGATCCAGTGCGGGGACACCGTCGACGCCGACCACCAGATCGGCCAGGTCGCCCTCACGGGCCAGTACCGGGTCCAGGCGAAGACGTTGAAGCCGAAGGACGGGATCGTCACGGTCGAGCTCGCCCCGCTCGACTACGGCAAGGACCTCGCCGACGACGTGACCGGCGACCGGCGCCGCCTCGGCCAGCTCGAACGCGCCACGGACCCGGCCAGCCGCCGCAAGTTCGGGTCCGCCCCGTTCAGTCTCGGCGGCTCCCTGGTGGCGGCCGGTGCGGTGCAGTGGGGGACGTTCCCGTATCCGAATCCGGGGAGTGTGGGCCGGGTCGAGGTGCGGGCCCGGGTGGCGGTCGACGTCGACGTCCCGATCGTCGTGACCGTGGACGGTGCCGCCACGACGGTGATGTTCCCGGCCGGGTCGACGAGCCTGGAGCAGCCGATCACGCCGATGCCGCACGGCGCGCCGGGTGCCCTGTCGATCGCCGCCGACTTCACCGGCGCTTCGACCGGGTCGGACTTCGCGGTGAACCTGATCGTCCGCGAACAGGACATCTGAGGTGGCCGCGGGCCTGTACCACGTGACGTTGCACCACGACGAGGGGGTCACGTCGGGGGCGATGGTGATCGACGGGTTCATCTCCGGCACCGACGTCCTGTACGACCCCGCCCTGGCCGAGCCGGCGCCGGTCTTCGTCACCGCGGTGACGTCGTTCGAGACGGTGCCGGGCCGGGCGCCGGGCAACATCACGTTCTCGTCCGGCTCCGCGTTCACCGAGTATTCGGTGGTGGGCGCCCCGGCGACCGACGACGCCGCCGACGGGTTCATCCACACGGTCGATGTCGCGCCGACCGGGGCGTTCGGGCCGGTGTCGTTCACGCACGGGTCGCCGATCGTGTTCGTGAAGAGCCCGACCTCGACTGCTGATGCGCCTCTGTCGTGGATGGGTGTCGACACGGTCGGCCAGAACGACTTCGGGATGGGGCCGTTGGATTTCGAGGGGACGGTCGAGTTCACCCTGGTGGCGGCGCCGCAGCCGGTGGTCGGGTCGATCGGGGCCGCGGCTGCGGCGGCCGGCCTGGGCTTGTAGGGCGGCTGCATCCGAGGGTGGGGGAGTGGTGGGCCGGATCCTCTCGGCGTGGCCCTCACCCCCCGGAACATCACGATCCCCGACGCGAACGGTGACGACCTGGTGGTCGCCGGCTACGACGACGGATCGGGCGGCTGGTTGCAGAAGATGGTCGCTGTGGGTGCCGACGGCACCGCGGTGGCGGTGAACGGGTCGGGGCAGCTGGAGACGTCGGCCGGTGCCTGACCTCGACCCGATGCAGGTGTCGCTGCCGGACGCCGACGGCCTCCCCATCTCGACGGCCGGCTTCGACAACGGCGACGGCGCGTTCGTCCAGGGACTGGTGCTCGCGGGCGCGGACGGCACCGCGGTGGAGGTGGTGGCGGGCCGGATCCAGACCGACGCAGGCCCCGCCCCCGATCCGGCGTGGGTGACGGCCGCCGCATGGGCCGCGAGGGCCGCCGCCCCCGGTCAGGACTCGTCGTTGCTGCTGGTGGACCAGAAGGGCGGCACCGATGGCCGGCCGGTCGACAACCGCGACGGAGACACCCCCACCGACCTGATCGGGACCGGTCTCCCGGTCGGGACCACATGGTTCGACGGGGTGGACGCGTTCGCGGCGAAGCCCTCCACCCTCGACACCGACCCCGACGACGCCACCACCCCCTACGACGGGCCGTGGACCCCGGCCATCGACCTCACCGACGGCTGGTGGGCGTGGGTGGACTGCCAGGCGTTCGGTGCGCCCCGCAACGACACCGTGCCGATCCTCCAGCACGTCGAGATGGCGCAGGGCGTCGCGGGCACCGCCGATGCCGACTCGGACGAACCCGACATGCTCCTGGCCGACGTGCTCTCGGACATCGCGCACGGCAAGATCCGCGCCTCCCGGTTCGACACCGACAGCACGAACCTGAACGTCGACATGGGCGCCCTCGACGACTCGAACTCGGTGGTGCGGCACGTCATCGGCTGGGACATGGCCCCCGACGGCACCACGGGGTGGACCGACGAGACGTGGCGCCGTTACCCCGACGGTTACGAGATGCCGCACCAGGTCAACGGTCGCCGCACCATGACCGGCGACCCGAAGATCAAGGTGGGGACTCACCCGCTGAAGCTCGGCTACGGCCGCGGGTTCTTCTTCCGTGCCGAGGTCCGCAAGCCGGACGGTTCGCTGCTCGCCCAGTTCGACCCCGCCCAGTTCACCTACCCGACCCCCACCTGGACTGACGGCGCCGGCAACGAGTGGACCCTCCCCGACGGGTGCATTCTGGTCCCCGCCGGCACCGACCCTGGCTGGGTGCAATCGGCGTCGTCGTACTTCCTCATCACCGACTCGGCAGCGAACCCGGGCTCAGGTTCGTGGGCGATCCGTGCCCGTGTCCGCACCGACCCGGGCTGGTGGTTGAGCATCGGCGCCCCTGGCGTCATCTCTGGCTTCGCGATGGGCGACCTGTCCGAGTTCGACCTGGGCAACGCCGTCGCGATCCAGGACGGGGCGAGCGGCCTGACCATGCGCCCGTCGCTGTCGATCCCGAACAACGCGACGGTGACCCTCGCTGTCGTCGTGGACCGCGGCACCGACGAGATGCGCACCTACCTGAACGGGACCCTGCTCGACACCGGCGACATCTCCGCCGTGGGCGCGGTCGACACCACAGAGCCGTTCATCACCAACCCCCGGTCCGGCTCCTACCTGTTGCACGAGCTGGCGTTCGCCTCAGGTGTGCCCTCCGCCGACTTCCTCGCCGCCTAGCAGCGGCTTCAGCTTCGCCCACATCGCCTCCGCCACGATCCTCGCCCCGGCCTCGTTCGTGTGCGCGTAGTCGAAGAACAACGGCTCCCGCGCCCCATCAAACACGGCCGTGAGGTCAACGATCCCCGCCTCAGCCGGGATCGCCTTCTCGAGCGACCGCCGCCGCTCCGTCGCTTCCGCAGGCATGACCAGTTTCGTCGCCAGCTTCGGTGGGGTCGGGTCCTGCGTGAACGCGTCCGGTTGGTAGAACACCGCCACCGGCACATTGAGCCTCGGTGCCTCCAGTTGGCCGGCGGCCACATCCACCGCCCCCGGTGGACAGTTGGCGACCGGGTTCGTGAGCGACACCAACGTCCGCCCCTCCGGCCGCAGCCCCTTCTCCACCGCACGGCAGGCGAGCGTGTAGTCGTTGATCCCGTCGTAGAACACCACCAGATCCGGTGGCCGGTGCGTCTTCACGAGGCGCCGGTACAGGCCCTCTTCCTGCCACCGCACATACGCCGACAGCCCGTAGTTCACCGCCCGCACCTCAACCCCGTCGGCGTGCGCCAGCCGCGCCACCTCCGAGGGGATGGTGTGCTCGTCGCGTTGGCCGATCCCGAACAGGGCTGATCCGCCGAAGAACCAGACCGTCACTGTCGGATGCGGCGGCGTCCATGACCTGCGCGCCAGATCGTTGACGTGCGTGTAGGTGTCGTCGATGTCGGGTGACACGAACCCGAGGGTCGGGTCGTTCTGGTTGTGCAACCGGGCCTGCTCTGCGAACAGGGCCTTGGCGAACGGCTCCCCCTGGTGGGCGTAGGGCGTGTACCCGAATCCGACGATCTGAGCGGGTCGGCTGCCGCACGCGGCGAGGACGAGGACCGCCACCACCAGGACCGCTCCCCGTCTCCGCACCCGGCCACTTTCCCACAGCCGGCCCGGCTGCATCCCGTCGCCGACACCGAACCGTCCGACGCTTCACCCACAGAAGGAGGTCCCCCCATGACCACGCTCCGCCGCTGGTGGGCCAAGGTGCCCGCCTTCTACCGCGACCTCACCGAACGAGCCGCCAAGACCTTCGCCCAGGTGTTCGCCCTCACCCTCATCGGGTCCGGCGTCGACTTCGCCCACCTCCCCACCCTCCCCATCTGGCAGAAGGCCCTCGCCGCTGGTGCCGGTGCCGGGCTGTCCGTGTTCACCTCATGGCTGTCCTCGCTGCGCGGCGACCACGACTCCGCCTCAGCGCTCAAGAACGCCACCCCGATCGACACCACCGCCACCGAGGCCACGAACCCGCCCGTGCTCGGCGGCCAGGTGGCTGAGCAGAACGCCACGCCGGCGATCGCCACCACCGAGACCCCGGCGCCACCCGGCCTCGACCAGCAGGGCGCGCTCGCCGCCGACCTCGACCACCAGCTGCGCCCCTGATGGCCTGGTGCCCGTTCGCCGAACGCGTCGCCCTCGACACCTCGAGCCACGCCCGCATCACCCCCGAGGTGGTCGTGCTCCACTCCGTCGCCGGATCCGGCCGGGGTGCGGTCGGCTACTTCAGCGGCGGCGGCACCAGCCTCCAGAGCCACTTCGTCATCGGCGAAGACGGCCACATCTGGCAGCTCGTCGACACCGAGGTCGCCGCCTACGCCAACTTCGACGCCAACTGGTACGGCATCTCCATCGAGCACGGCAACGTCCGCGCCGACGCCACCCAATCGCCCGGCTTCAACGCCGACCACTGGGGCACCCCCGAACAGGTCGCCGCGTCGGTGAAGGTGATCGCCTGGTGCTGCGACACCCACGGCATCCCCCGCCGCAAGGCCACCTCCGCCCGCTCCGGCGGCGTCGGCTACCACCGCCAGTTCCCCCAGTGGTCCGGCGAGAGCGCCGGCTACGGCTCCACCGACTGCCCCGGCGACACCCGCGTCGCCGAGTTCGACACCGTCATCATCCCGGCCCTCACAGGAGCCAACCCCTCGACCGTGGAGGTCCCCGAAGTGATCACCGACGACGACATCACCCGCATCGCCAAGGCCGTCAACGCCGGCGGCGCCGCCAACGCCGTGATCGTCGCCCTCGGCGACGTGCTCCGCCAGCGCGGCATGGCCGACGCCGAGGTCAAGGCCCACATCGACCAGGTCGTCGGCCACCTCGCCCCCGCACAGCGCAACGTCGTGGTCCGCGACGGCCGCGACCAGTCCGTGTGGGTCACCGACGGGCAGACCAAGCGGCCCGCCGGCAAGGACCTGCAGCTCGAGCGGTTCTTCGCCGGCCAACCCGGCGACATCGTCCCGCTCACCGCCCAGATCGCCACCTGGCTCGACGCCATCCCGCTCGCCGGCAAGGCGGCCTGAGCGGTGCTGATGCTCAAGTGCTTCATCGCCGCCAGCATCGTCCTCACCGTCTGCCACCCCTCCCACATCGTCGGCCCACCCGAGTACCGCCACGGCTGGGCACGATTCCACCCGTTCCGACCCTGGCAGCGCGGGCGCCGGAGACACTGAGCATGCCCCTCACCCAACGGGCCCTCCCCACCCCCGACGGGATCCCCGACGACCACCTCGCAGTCCGCCTCGCCCGCGGCGTCCTCCTCGTCATCGCCCTCGCCTTCATCCTCCTCGGCACCCAGTACCACAAGCTCGACATCGAGCGGGGCCGAGGGTTCCTCACCTGGGCATGGGGCCCATGGTGCTTCACCGCCGCCGCCCTCTGCCTCGCAGTGTCGATTCGACTCCGCCGAGCGGGCCTCGTCATCGCCTCAGCAGCCGCCACCATCTCGTTCTGGCTGGCCCGCATCGTCGCCGTCTGCGTCGCCATGGCCAACGGGCAGGAAACCGACACCGTCACCAAGATCGGCGCCGTCCTCTATGGCCTCTTCGCCTTCCTGTTCCTGTACGTCTTCTACGGCATCGTCGCCCTCGTCGGAAAGCGACGCGGGTACCACCTCGCCGAACAGGCGGCCGCACGGGCACAAGCGGATGGAGGCTGACCAGTGCCGGACGGACTGGGGCTCGCCCAGCTGGGCGGCGGCTTCGTCGTCGCCGGCATCATCGCATTCGTCGCCGGCCTCACCACCAAGTGGCTGCTCAACGCCCAGAAGGTCGGCCAGGTCGCGTTCGACCGGGCCGAAAGCTCCCTCGAGCGCGAGGTCGAACGCGCCCACGCCGCCACCGCCCGCGCCGAGGCCCGCGCCGACACGGCGGAAGCGGACGCAGCGAGGGCCCGGGCCGAGTCCGCTACGGCCCGCGAGGAGACGGCACTCGCACGCCGCGAGCTCCTGGCCGAGCGCTCCAACCACGACGAGACCAAGCGCAAACTGGCCGCCCTGGCGCGGCGACTGCGACCGGAGGATGAGCCATGACCCGCCGACCACCTGAGCCGCCGAGCGGCCAGAGCTACTCGAAGGCGTGGCGGTTCGCCTGGGCCGGCGTCGGTGTCGTCGTCGGGGGCCTGCTGTTCTTCGCCGGCTTCTTCACGGGCACGAAGGCCCAGACCCCGGTAGCGGTCGCCAACGCCAAGCGATCGGCGTGCATCACCGACCTCCGTTCCGACCTCGACGGCGCCCGCACCCGCAAGCAGATCAAGGTCGACGAGCGTGACAGCTACGCCACCGAGCTCACCCTCGTCGAGGGCCAGGCGCTCGCCACCGGCCGCGACGACCCGCAGCACTTCCGGGACCTCGTCGCCATCGGCATCGCCCTCGGCGACCAGGTCAACAAGGCGCAGCGCGAGGTGGACGCAGCGCAGCCGGCGGTGGACCGGGCCCTCGACCGGGTCGACCGGCTCAACGAGATCTGCAAGCCGGTCACGTAGACCTCCCAGGGCCGACGACCGCTCCCGCACCGCCCGGCGGGGGCGGCCGTCGCGGTCCCGGAAGAGACCCCCACGAGGCCGCTTATGGCTTCCCGGCTGTCGGGAGTACGACACCGGGCTAACCAGTAGTGTCCCGCCGCATGACGTCAGCGGTGGTGTACGCCCGGATCTCCGACGACCGGACCGGCGAACGTGCCGGCGTCTCCCGCCAGGAAGCCGACGCCCGCGCACTCTGCGAACGGCGCGGCTGGGACGTCGCCGACGTGATCGTCGACAACGACGTCTCGGCCAGCCGGTACACCCGCAGCGGCCGGCCAGGCTGGCGGCGCGTCGTCGCCATGGCCGCCGCCGGCGACGTCCAGGTGATCGCCGCCTGGCACACCGACCGGCTCTACCGCCGCCCCGCCGAACTCGAAGAGCTCATCGACCTCGCCGAACAGGTCACCGTCGCCACCGTCGAAGGCGACTTCCGCCTCGACACCTCCGACGGGCGCGCCATGGCCCGCGTGATCGCCGCCATGGCCGCCAAGGAATCCGACGACAAGTCCCGCCGTCTCCGCCGCAAGCACGAGGAGCTGGCCGCCGAGGGCCGTGTCAGCGGCGGCGGCCGCCGCCCGTTCGGCTACCTGCCCGACCGGGTCACCATCGACCCCGACGAGGCGGAACTGATCCGGGAGGCGGCCGGCCGGATCACGGCGGGGGAGACGCTCCACGCGGTCGCGGCGGACTGGCGGCGCCGCGGCGTCGCCACCGTGACCGGCGGACCGTGGCAGACCACCACCCTGAAACGGCTCCTCTGCTCGGCGAGGGTGGCGGGCCGCCGCACCCACAACGGCCACGACGCCGGCGAAGCGGTATGGCCTGCGATCCTCGACGAGGTCACGGCGCGCCGGGTCCGGGCCGTCCTCACCGCCAGGGACGGCACCGGCCAGGCCCCGGCCCGCACCTACCTGCTGTCCGGCATCGTCCGCTGCGGCGCCTGCGGCGCCCTCATGACCGCCAGCCCGGTCGTCCGCAAAGGCAACCGGTACCGGCGCTACCACTGCCGCGTCGACCGCGGCGGCTGCAACCGGGTCGGGATCGGCGCCGACGGCATCGAACGGGACGTGGGCGCTGCCGTGCTCGACCTGGTCGCCCTCGGGGGGCCTGTGGCGGCCGCGCCGGTACCGGGCGCCCCGACGTCGCCGGAGGAGCTTCTCGTGGACGCTCAGACGGAGCTGCGGGTTCTCGCCGACCAGGTCACCGCCGGCGTGATCGGCCGGGAGACGATGCTGGCCCTCGCCGCGTCCCTGGAGGACCGGATCGTGGCGTTGCGCCGCCAGGTGCTGCGCAACACGAACCGGGCCCGGGTCGAGGCGCTGGCGGCGGCCGCAGACCCGCCGGCCGCGTGGGGGTCGATGACGTTGGATCAGCGCCGGGCGGTCATCGCCGACCTGGTCGACGCGGTGACCGTGGAGGCGACGTCGAAGGCCAACAACCGCTACGACTGGAGCAGGGTCACGATCCGGTGGCGGGACCTGACGTAGTCACCTGGCGGACCTGACGGCCATCTGGCCGGCGTCGAACCGGTGCAGGATGCCGCCGCCGTGGACTTCGAGGCCGATGCGCCACGGGGCGAGCGCGTCGGGCCACATCGGTGCGAGGCCGTCGAGCAGCAGCTCGAGCTGGTGGGCGGCGAGGTCGCCGGTGGTGGCGACGATGACGGCCCGGTCCGGGTCACCGGCCACCGTCACGGGCACGCCGAGGTCCAGCCGGAGGGCCTGCTCGAGCCGTGGCCGGTAGGCGTCCAGGGTGAGCAGCCACGGCGGCGGCAACGAGAGGCTCATCAGCAGTCGGGGTTGTGGACGTTGAGCGCACTGTCGACTGAGCACGTGCCGCTGCGCTTGGCGTCGTTCGGCTGCTTCACCAGGGCGACGTACGCGACGACAAGGATCGCAACGATGACCACCAATGTGATCAGTTGTTGGCGGCGCCGAAATCGAGGCCCCTCACCGAACTCGTGACGGCAGTAGGGGCAGACCGATGCCCCCTCGTCGATGTCGTCCTTCCGGCAGTCAGGGCATGTCTTCGTGGCCATCAAGCCACCCCCCTTCTCTTGGCCAAGGCGATTGCCTCGGCCGCCATCTCGTCGGACACGTCGAACTGGACCGCCACGTCGTGCACGGTGACCGCCTCGCCAGCAGCGAGTCGCCACCTCACGAACGTCATCATCCGATCGAGCGGGACCATGCGCTCGGCGACCGTGTCGGCCACCAGCTGCTCGCCCTTGTCGACGAGCTCATCCGGGGTGTCGTCGGTCCACACCAGGTCGAGCTCGTGGTGCACTACCTCATGCCCGCAGCTCTCGTTGCGTTCGTGCCGATGCTGCCCGGGCGCCATCACGATGTACGGCTTGCCGTTCTTCCGGGCGTAGATCGCACCGCCGGCCGCCCCAGCCGCCGGGTGGAACCTCAACTCAACGTCGGGGTTCTCGGCGAGCGCGTCCCAAGGGTCCCAACCCCGCTCTTCCTCCACTCCGTGGACGGTACCCAGGCCATGTGACACCGGTCAGCCCTCCGGATCGAGCTGGTCGATCATCGCTAGCACGACCGCCCGTTGCTCGTCGCTGAGCCGGCCGATGCGGGCGGCCAGGAGAACCTCGTCCTGGATGGCGGCGGCACCACCGGCTGGTGGCGTCGGCTGCTTGTCGAAGTCCTCGGGGTCCGCCTCACGCTCGAGCAGGAGGTCGATCGCGTTGTCGGGCCAGTCGAGAGCCCGAGCCAGACCGATCATCGTGCGTACCCGATAACTGCCTCGTCCGGCCATCTCGATGATGCGCAGGTTTGCGGTCGATAGCACCTGGTTGCCCATGCGCTCGTTGGCTCGGTTGGCGACGTCCTGCTGGGTGAGGCCCAACTGGTCGCGTCGCGCCTTCACGAGCTGCCCGATCTCGGTCCACGTTCTGGGTGGCATGGGCTGCATCGTGACTGAAATACCTAGCGATAGCCAGAGGTAGCCAGGGATATGCGAAAGCTGTAATTACAAGGCGAGCGCTACATTTCCCCAGGTCAGGCGGAGATTTAGCTATCTCTGGATTCAGAGCTTGACGTATCGCTAGGTATGGCTTACGGTCTTCAGCATGGAGATCAACCGAGAGGTCCTTCGGGCCCTCAGAGAGCGCAGCGGGTTCAGCCAGTCCGAGCTGGCCCGTCGATCCGGGCTCACCCAGGGGTACATCAGCGCCCTCGAGTCCGGAGCGAAGGACAAACACGGCAACCGGAAGAAGGGGAGCCCCGCCTCGATCAAGACGCTCGCTGAGGTCCTCGATGTGCCGGTCATGGCACTCGTCCTCACCACAACGGAGGCCACCGCCTGATGGCCTCCACCGTGTTCGAGCACGAGGCCCGCGAGGCGAAGGCCAAGGCGATCGTCGACGAGGTCGTGCAGAAGGTCCTCGACATGGACCTGCCAGTCGCCCTCGTCACCGACGAGGTCCTGATCATCGGCGCACAGCTCGCCGAAGCCAGGGCAGCCCGTCGCGAGTTCCGGCCGCCGTCGGCGGAGACGCTCGAGGTGGCCCGCCGCCAGCTCGGCAACCGGATCGCCGACATCAAGCGCTACGCCGCCCGGACCGTCCAGCAGGACGTCGACGAGTTCGCCGCCATGGGGATGCCCTGATGAGCGCCACCGACAAGCCGCTGTCCGGGCACCAGATCCTCCGGACCTACGTCGTCGACGAAGGCCTCACTCCGGCGGAGGCGGCCACCAAGTTCTTGAGCCACACGGACCGGTCGATCGTGGACGAGCTGATCCACCCGACCGTCACCGCGATGGCCCGCCAGTACGAACGGCACGAGACCCGCAAGGTCGAGCAGCAGTTCCCCGACGCCGAGTCCCTGACGACACCGCAGGCCCGCACCGAGCTCTACGGCAAGAAGGTGGCGCTCCCGTCGGGCGTGTACGTGCCGTGGGGCCAGATGACGGCGGAGCAGCACCGGGAGCGTGCCCAGTGGCAGCGCGACCAGGCGGGCCGGATCGTCGCTGACGCGGTGCGGCACGAGAAGGCGGCGGCCCGCATCGAAGAGGCCGGCGTGACGTGCCTCGACGAGATCGACAGCGAGGACGCCCGATGAGCCTCGCCACCCCAATCGACCAGGGCCTTAGTTGTAGCTACACCCAGA